AAAGCTAAGAATGTTGTTGATTTTATTTCCACATCTTTCATACGTGGTATTACTCTTAATGATTGTATCATTGTGGTTGACGAAATAGCTAACATGACAGGCCATGAACTTGACTCTGTTATTACTCGTATTGGTAAGAACTGTAAAATTATGTTATGCGGCGATTTTAGACAGTCAGATTTTACATTTGAGCGTGATAAGAATGGATTGCTTGACTTCATGCGTGTTCTTCAGAAGATGAAGTCCTTTGAGTTCATTGACTTTCAAAAGGAAGATATTGTGAGATCTTCTCTTGTCAAGGAATATATTATTATGAAAGACAACCTTAACGTGGTGTTATGATTACATTAAAACTATATGATAAGCCTGAAATTGAAACTACAGAAATAGATGGGAAGCGTCATTACTTAACTCCCGATGGCGTATTCCCATCTGTTACTACTGTTCTTGGTAGTAAGCTAGACAAGAGCGGATTAGATGCTTGGCGTAAGAAGGTTGGTGAAGTAGAGGCCAATAAGATATCTACCCAAGCAGCCAACAGAGGAACAGCCATCCATGATATGGCTGAGAAGTACTTACTAGGTGAAGATTACCGTAAGGGACAGATGCCAGTTAATCTGTTTACCTTCGCACCTATACGTGATGTATTAGATAAAAGAGTCACAACAGTATATGGATTAGAGTATCCATTGTGGTCGAAGGAACTGAATACAGCTGGTAGAACTGACCTAATAGCTGACTTCGATGGTATACCAAGTATTGTTGACTTTAAAACATCCAGACGATTGAAGGAAGAGAAGCATATCGAAAGCTATTTCCTTCAGGCTACATGTTATGCTAGCATGGCCAACGAAAGACTACTTACAGACATTAAGCAAATAGCAATTGTTATTGCCGTAGATCATGAAGAACCACAGGTATTCGTTAAGAATACTGCTGATTACTTCGATAAGATGAGATTTATATTTACCTCCTAAATTCTCCAATGATATCAACGATATATTTTTCTTGACATTTTATTAGTACTGAGCTATACTGACAATATGAATAGGAGAGAACAAAATGTTTAATAGCCGTTTGATTAACGAACTACGTCTTGAGATTGACGAACTGAAGAATAATAATTCTAGGCTAGTAAAGCAATTAGATTCTAAGGCTTTAGAGATCAACCATCTCACTGATAAAATTCATGAACTAACAAGGAAGATGTATTATGATCATTTGAACTGTAGTATCATCATTGACTGGTCAAGCATTAATGTTGTAGCGGTAAGACGTATCAATTACTCTGTTACCAAGCTGACCTATGTGAAACCTGATGGCGACTACTCATACATTGATATTGAGTGCAATGAGGATATGCATGAGGCATTGTGCGATGAGTATACTGAATATTTGGATAGTAAGTCATGAACGATAACGAGTATAGAGATAACTTAGAAGCTGTACTAGAGCAACTGAAGCTATTGAAGTATGGCGGAGTCAACCTATCTGACCTGTCTACCAGACAAACCATGGAGTTATTTGGATTGATGGGTGTAGTTGAAGAAACACAAAAGAAGCTGGAAGAAACCTATAGTGGGTTTCCAGGCAATGTTATAATGATGGATAAGAAGTAATGGATCGCTGTAGTGTATGTAAGTATGCTAGACCAATAGATGTCAATGTTAAGCTACTTAATACTATCATCAAGAGTAAGCAAGAGATACTGGATGAGTATTGCAGTCGCCCGATACTAGAGCGTGACTTCTATATTGAAAAGATGTTTAATCTAGGCCTATCGCAGTTAAAGGATAAACTTAGAGAAGAAGAAATGATTGTATGTCATAGATTTCCTGATACTATAAAGAAAGATAAGACTGACTACTGTGGGGAGTTTCAACATGACAATAGATGATGTTGACTATGAAACTAAGCTAGTAGTTACTGAATGGGTAATGAAACATATAGTAGAACATGCAATTGAAGGTGGTAGCTATCGATATCTAATCTATGAACGTCTAGGATTTGGACCTGATGCTTATGCACCATTATGCAATCATGGCCTTACTATTAGTAATGAGTTCAGTTTGAAAGATTACAATATCTAATGAGTCAGTATACAAATACTAATGACCAAGCTGACCTGCGTGACCTATACATGCATATGAATACTAATGACCAGTCTGACCTGCGTGACCAGACTGACCAACAATACCAACTGTACCTAAGGAACCAACAATGACCAAGAAAGTATACAAAACAAACGTAAGCCTATCATTCTATACTGAAGTAAATGATCGTACTGATACAAATTGGAGTATGTCATTTGATGCGAGTGATACAACAGTAAATACAGTACTAGAAAAGGTGCAACTTATGCTACATGCACTCGGGTATATTACTGATGGACAAGTAGTACGTCTAGTAAGTGACTATGGATCTGATGACTGATTACTATCGGTTACTCACTGATTACTCATTAGAATATCTATAACTCATTAGAATATCTATAACTCATTAGTTATTCTAATCGATTTAAATCGAATTAAATTAAATCGAAGCGATGTGGAGTCTCTGCCAATTGAGTTTGGCGGGGACTTTTTCAGATCAATGGCTTATGGGCGATTGTTAATGTGAAAAATAGTTTATTCGAGTAGTAACATTTATTATCGAGTGAAATCAATGGGTTAGCACACACGATCAAAAAACTCCAGTGATATCAGTGTCTCTTTTTTCTTGACATTATAAGAAATCTCCGCTATAGTGATAATATGATGATTGATGAAAAAGGAAACGAAATGAAAATGACTATGTCCCAGGCACTAGCCTTACTCGCGTCAGCTAAATTTGAACCATTTACTGACTCTGACTGGCATGCGTTCTCTGGTTGTGATTCCGCCGACCCCATGATTTACTATGATGAGGTCGCAGGATTGACTATTATCCATGATGGTGAAGTAATTGACTTTATCGATGATGATGGTGAATCTATAGCTCAACTTAAATTAACAACTAACTGAGGATTATATACTATGTCAACACGTTCAATGGTCGCTTTCGATAATACATCTGAAGTAGTTTCTATGCGAGTCCACTTTGATGGATATCTATCTGGAGTAGGACATACTTTGCTCCATGATTATACTACTGTCGACAAAGTAGAAGATCTGATGGAATGTGGATATGTATCTTCACTGGAAACAGCGATTGAATATATGCCAAACGATGCAAATGAACGGCCAGTAGTTCATAATAACATCAAAGAATTGATTGCTGAGTTTAAAGCATCAGATGCTGAGTTTCTGTATCTATTCAATGGATATGGATGGGAATACATGAAATGGGATATGAATCAGCTTTTGTTGCTTGTTCCGTCTGATGTGGATCGGTTCAAAAAATAATTTCACAAACAACGATTTTTATTACCTAATCATTGCAATGCCTTATGAGAACGGAGCTAAAAACTCCAATGATATCAACGATACATTTTTCTTGACATTATAACAAATCTCAGCTATGATGAATTATAAGTTGATGAAAAGGAAGTTTGAATGTTTAAGTCTCTCGAGTCCCTCGCCGCTGGCGCCGATATCGTTTTCTTTGTGTACGCCCCATGGATAGAGATGGGCTTTGGGCTTCTGGCTCTCTTTGCAATATACGAATTTTTCTTTGTGAAAGGCAACTAATATGCGTGGTATGGATCTTATTATATCGGATGCGAACGGCATCTATATCCCGAAGATCTTCGCTGATGGATACGAGTGGGAAGGCATCTCAGAAGAGGATCGTACGATTCTTAGAAGTGGGCCCGAACACGAGCACTACTGGGAAGCTTGGGATGATGTGATCTCGACTGCTCGTTTCACGGATCAGCACGGATACGTGTGGCAGTTATATCAGGATGGTGATCTGTTCGCTGCCTGTTACGAATTAATTGATGAAGGACGAGAGGAGCAGTTCTATGACTAACTCATTCATAATCACAGAGGTAGATCCTACCTATAGCACACAGTTTCCGATTGCTGTCTTCGATAATGAGGACGAGGCTATCCATGCTCGTCAGTGGGCTACCAAGCGCATGACAGAGGAAGCTGCTGACCGTGGGGTCTATTATAAGATCACCGAGTTCAAAACCAACAAACTCTATCACTAAGGAAAATGCAAATGACTGATATTCACACCACTCTCCAATTCGTTTCGCTCGATGCAACCCATGACGATCTGAATCGTGTTATCGCAGCCATCAAATATCGTCGTGAGGAATTGGCACGCAAAGCCAAGCGTGCTCTTGATGTCGGCCAGAAGGTCAAATTCTCCTCTCGTAATACCACCTATCAGGGTGTCATCAAGTCCATCAAGGTGAAGAAAGCGATCGTCGACTGTGGCATCAGTAAGTACAACGTTCCACTCTCGATGTTGGAAGCTGCATAACATTTCTCTTTACTACTCCACTGAATTACGTTATTAATCATATATGTGAACAGGAACTAATAGTATGACAAAGACCATCACCAAGAAACAGCGTATCATCGACTGCATGGTTAAGCATCAGAAGCTGTCCTATCTCGAGGTATGTCAGAAGCTGACCGAAGAGGTAGAGATCCCCTTTGAGGAATCACGTAAGGCATATTGCTCGTTTCTCCGTAAGGGTTGGGCTCCAGGGAAGCTGGATAAGCCAGCCAAGACTACGAAGCCAGCGAAGCCAGTGAAGGCATCTAAGGAAGTCAAGGGCAAGTCTCAGATCGAGAAGCTATTGGCTGGTACCGAGAAGCTGACACAGCGTGGTAACGATGTCATTAAGCAGCGTAATCTCGACACCATGAAGGCAGTATCCACAGCCGATCAGAAGCGTCGACGCGAGTTGGCGGACTTCGAGATGGCTCTGCAGGAAGAAATCGATTCCCGTACGCTGGTGCCGAAATTCCTTCACAAAGAACTGGGTCTCCTCTAATGGAGTTATTGAAGCTGGTGTCAGCCTACTGTCGGTCAAGGAATCTGGACTATAACCAGTATCTGAGTGGGCTGTTCGGTGGGCTGACGCCTGAGAATATCCCACCTCAATTCATCGAAAAACAGTATCGATATCATCTGGAGTGGATCAAAAAACTCCAGTGATATCAACGATACTTTTTTCTTGACATTATAATAAAAGTAGGTTATACTCTTAATATGATGATGATTAAGGGAAATGAATCAATGACATATTACGTTCTTGTATTCCACGATAAGGGCAATCTTGTGATGTTCGATAAGCCGATGATTTGGGATAATCGTGCTGGTGCTATTGAATACGCCGAAGTCCAGCTGACATATGATTCAGGACTCGATTATAATATCCACGAATGTGTTTTATTCTCATCCCCGAAAGAGGTAGCAAATGATTAAGTTAGACAACTACGACTTCGAAAACACTGCCAAGGCGGTATTCGCTATGAATCCATCCGTGCGTGACATGTTCGATGATTGGGAAGGTCTCTGTTCCTATATGGAGTCATTGGCTTATATGCATATGGAAGGCACGAACAGCCTCTCGACTGCTGGCTTTCAGCTGACTGCATTCCCTATTGGTGATGACCGCATGGTTCGCGCCAGTGTCTCAGGCTACACTGCACTGAAGTATGTCGAGACTGTGCAGGCTATGCAATTTATGATGGCTGCAGCATGAAGAAGTACGTTACATATTATCCCGAAGTCGAGCTGAAAAATCTAGGTCTCTTCGCACCGATGGTCGTCTATAATCCAGGTGTACGGAGAAACATGTTCAATGATCCCATTTCCCCTTCGGCTAGTGTCATGCTGATCATTGGCCCTGAGGATTGGGATGCTCCCGAAAAATATGAATAAAAAACAGTTTACTTATTTCGAAAACAGACGTAATATTATAATATGATGAACGGCCAAAACAGGAGATTCCAATGGCTCATAATATTGAAATGATTAATGGCAAGGCACAAATGGCATATTCTGGTGCTGTTCCGTGGCATGGTCTTGGTACTGCAGTTCCAGCCGACTTGAGTCCTGAACAGATGCTCGAGGCTGCTGGTCTTAATTGGGGTGTTCAGAAGATCCCTGCTTTCGCGACTATCGCTGGTGAACAGGTTGCCATTGGTCAGTCAGCATTGGTTCGTTCTATGGATGATCAGATCCTCGATATCGTTTCTGATGACTGGAATCCCGTACAGAATCAGGAAGCATTCGAATTCTTCAACGACTTCGTGGCAGCTGGTGATATGGAAATGCATACAGCTGGTTCGCTTCAGGACGGTAAGATCGTCTGGGGATTGGCCAAGGTGAAGGAATCATTCGAACTCTTTAAGGGTGACAAGATCGATTCATATCTTCTCTTCTCTAACTTCCATAAGTACGGCTATTCCACCGACGTTCGTTTCACACCTATCCGTGTCGTCTGCAATAACACCCTGACGCTTTCATTGAACAGCAAGGTCGAGCGGATGGCAAAGATCTCTCACCGTAAGGTCTTCAATGGCGATAATGTCAAGGAGATGTTGGGTGTGGCGAAGGACAAGCTGGCCACCTATAAGGAAATGGCACAGTTCCTTGGTTCGAAGCGGTATACAGATGAGAACATCGTCGAGTACTTCTGTCGCGTATTCCCTGTTTCTGGTTCTAATGAAAACAAGAAGAAGGAAGTCTCCAAGAACGCCGATCTGGCTATGGGTGCTTTGTTCAATCAGCCAGGAACTGAGTATGCTACGGGGACGTGGTGGCAAGCATTCAATGCTGTAACTTATGTGACGGATCACCTTGCTGGTCGTAACGCTGACAATCGTCTTCAGTCAGCTTGGTATGGTTATCATAAGGGTGTTAAGACGAAGGCATTGGAAACAGCTATTGAATACGCGGAGGCTGCGTGATGGACACAGGAATCGAAAACGCACGTCGAGTAGTGCACTGGATCGACATGGCGAAAGATGATCAGACGTTCACACGTAAGGATATCTTTAATGAATTAAACGCCACCTCGAGACACCCTGCTGTTCCGATGTCGGTCATTGATCATGTACTAGATCAACAGGTTCTTTCCGGTAAGATAAAATTAGATTATGACATGTCTAGTTTGATATGTACGGTATTGAGGAAGGTCAAGAAAGTAAACGATGTTAAGAAGTGTGACACTGATATCAAAAATCAGCTGCTAGACATCGAGATCCTCCTAAAGAAAATATTTGACAAGGTCAATCATGTGCCAGATAATTCAAAAAAGCAGCGATTGTGGAGTGCCAATGAACCGATCCCTCTAGAGGCAAAGTACATTGACATCATGTACACTGATGGTCGCATCGTCGAAAACTTCTATATCGGTAGGATGCCTCTGATGGGCAGTGACATTCTTGCTTGGCGGGAGTCAAAATCATGAGAGCTTGGATGTATTATGAAACTGCAGAGGAACTAGAAGAGGCTGGCATTGTTCTTGCTGATGATCCTAAATTGGTTGGTCATGTTACAGATCCTGTATCAGGAAAAGAATTGGCTATTTTAATGACTGCCTCTAAAGATGTAATATTGGTGGAGGCTTCAAATGGTTAATTGGTTTATGCGGAATCAGAAGAGCATTGGGTACAGCATTGGTGGATTAAACATCCTCTCTGGCATCCTAAATCTCGCATTGGGGAACTACTTCCTCGGTTCGGCAGTGATTGGAACAGGTGTCGGCGTATGGGTACAAACATATCTCATGGAGAAGTAAGTTATGATCGATATCAATAAAAAGTACCGCACACGCGATGGCCGTGAAGTACGGATTTATGCAACGGATGGACATCCAGAAGAACCTGTTCATGGGGCATTTAAGGACTTTGGTGGGAATTGGAATCACACTTCTTGGTACATGGATGGCACAAGCGTTTATAGCGTTAAGGGGGCCGACCTTATCGAAGTGAAGCCACGCATCAAACGGACGATGTGGGTGAATGTTTATCCCGAATCTGTTTCGTTAAAAATCTTGAGTGTATTGTGGCCATCAAAAGAACGGGCGGACAATCAGGCTATGTCAAATCGCATCGCCTGTGCGAAGGTTGAAATAGACTGTGAAGAAGGAGAAGGGCTATGACTAAGATCGTATACAATTCATGCTATGGTGGCTTTGGTCTGTCAAAGAAGGCTATTCAGCGTTACAGTGATCTGGCTGGATTGAGTCTCATCTACAAGAAAGAAGAGGATCGCGACTGGGGTAACTGGTATACACCCGATGGTGATCGTTGGGCATATAATGAGATTTCCCGTACAGATCCTTTTCTTGTACAGATAGTCGAAGAGCTAGGCGAAGAGGCTGATGGTGGCTGTGCTCGTTTGGTGATTGGTGAACTTCCAGCAGGTACGCTTTACCGTATCGATGAATATGATGGTATGGAATCAGTGTATACTCAGGACGATTATCAGTGGAGTGTTGCGTGATGAGTGAAGTAGAGGATATGATCAAGGCATTGGACGCTGGTATGACAAATATCACTGGTATCAATGGAAAGCTACGTGAAGAAAATGAACAGCTCAAAAACCGTATTGAATTTCTCAAGGAAATGATGCAGAACGCTATTGACAGTATCGATGCTGACGATGTTTCAGGTGCATATGATTGGTTGATTGAAGGTTTCGTCGAGCCATTGAAGGAGAAAGAGTGATGCTACGTTGGTTATGGGACCTGCTGTTCACTCGCTCTAAGTGGACGATCATCAAGGAGATACCTGTGTACGATAGGAAGTATCCAGAGAAGCCCATGCATGTCATGTTCATTCTCCAAGATCAGAATGGAAACATCAAACAGAAAAAGATCGTAGGTAACTGATGGGTGCAGTAGAGGACATACACGAGCTTCGTGCCGTCATAGCTATGCACGATGTAGTCTATGGTGACAGGATCAAAGAGTTAGAGTCAGTCATCCGAGAGATCATCTCACAGATCGATCAGGGTGGATCAGGTGGTAAGGTATTTGCTCGGGACTACTGCATCGAGAGAGCTCGTAGGGTTATGGAGAGTAAGTGATGAGTAAGCTATCAAAAGCGATCGAGACTAGCGTATACAAGTTTGCGGGCGGGTCGGCACAGGTCGACGCCACTCTGAAGTTCCAATCCAGGACGAAGATACATAATCACGATGCTTCCTTAGATGGATACATTGACCATGTCGTCTCTAATAGTCGTAAACAGCTGATACACGAGGTGTTCGGCGAGTACATCAAGGATTTGAGCGACATCAACGCCCTGCTGTGGAGAGACGGCAGCTATAATATGCGCCATGAGGTCAGCGACAGGCTGATGGCTCTCATGGACAAGATGAGGATTGACGAGAAATGATCATACAGCTTGAACCTACAATCCCATTAGAAACACCCAAAGGTTTTGCCAAAGCACATTTTCTTATCGACTACGGCCAAGAACATCATTTGCTATGGGTATGTTTTCAGGATGACACTGGTGAATGCTGGTCTTGGTCTAACAAACAGGTAAAACTACAAGAAAACATCTCAATGTTACATGTGAGAAATAGGAATATTACATAATGAATGTTAACATGAAAATCCTTATCAAGTATCGTTATAAAGATAATGATGTTTGGGCATTGTGGAAGAACGAAGATGGTTCTCGTTGGTATGAACATATTGTAATTAATGGAGTAGTCCAGTGGTAAAACAGCCAGACTTTCTTGCTTTGATTAAAAACAAAACTGATTGGCAACCACTATTGACAGCTGTCGGACGTGGGTCTAAGAAGTTCGTTGAGCTAGTCGAAGAATATGGTGCTCATGGTGTTTATCAGGTTATTCATAAAAAAGACTTGACAGAAGATCTAGTTAATGCTAATATAGGTTATATTGGTAAGAGCACTAATATCTTCGGTCGTGTTTACGATATGAAGACTGGCCAGCATAACTGTTGCAATTATATCAAGCACAATAATTATGATCGTTCTGATGTTTATGTACGTTATCTCTTTACCGATATCGGCAATGAAACGACTCTCGAAGATGCGCTTCATTCTGAAATGACTAAACAGTATGGCTATCGTTTCTCATGGCGAGAAGCCTCTGCTGGTAATGATGGCGCAATGCTTCGACTTTACGAGGCTATCGACAAGATCGATAATATCGAAGAACTGAAGAATATCGCCAAATATGTTGAGGACAAAGCTGTCTCCCTTTTTCTGGAGACTTGGAAAGATTAAAGAATGGCACAGCGACCAAAGTTGATTAAGCGTAGCAAACCAAAGCCTGTTCGTAAGACTCGCAGTGAACAGTACCTTGTGAATGTGAAGTATCTTGGTGATGAACCTACTGCTACGCAGATCGGAAACTCAACGATCCGATCACTCAACTGGTACAATGCCATGTGCAGCAAGGAGGAGGCTCGCGAGTATATGGCTTCTTACCTTGCTGCACACAATCGTAAGGAAGACCTCCAGCGGCTGAAGAAGGTTTCGGATACATGGCTCCCTCTTACAGCTTGCTGGCTCTCTAGGATGTCCCTAGCCGTTCCTATGGTGGCTCAGGCAAACAACTGGGACTCACAGATAAACGAGTTTTTGAAAGAAGCCTTTACTCATCTGGAAGTCGAGAAAAAATCGATGGCTGTCGCCGATAAGCCATCGATTCAAGACCGTATCAAGGAAAGAGGCTATGATATTATCGGCGATATCGAAGAGATGATTGATAAGGAAGATTCTTTTTCTCTTTATGATTGGTTGAAGAAGAATGAAATTCCTGCTATGTATGCTGCTAAGATCTTAGAGTATTATACCCCATGGCTTGGCGAATTAGTTAATGCTTATGAAGGTAAAGTTGATGGCTATGATAAATGGTCTAAGAAAGAACTGAAGCAGCGTATTGTTTTCTTTGGTAAGATGCTTGAGGATGCATCTAAGTACGGTTCGGTTGCTAAGAAAACAAAAGCCACTCGTAAACCAAAGCCAGTATCAACTGATAAGTTAGTTAAGAATGTTAAATTTCAAAAAGAAAGTAATGAGCATAAGATTGCATCGGTTACACCTAACTCTATCATCGGTGCTCAAATTCTTTGGACTTTTAATACGAAGTATAATACTCTCAGCGTTTTTAATGCTATGGGTCCCAGTGGTCTTAATATTCGGGGCACTACCATTGTTGATTTTGACGAGTCAACTTCTCGATCTATTAAAATTGGTCGCAAAACTAATGATCGGATTGAAGCTGTTCTAAAGGGTGGCAAAATTATTCTAAAGCGAATGATCGAGGAAATGGAAAATCCTGCCAATGGTCGTCTTAATGAAAATACTATTCTATTGAAGGTGACGAAATGACAAGAAAAAGTTCAGACATTATTGAAGATTTTATTAACTCGTTAGAAAAGTTGATCGATACTTTAGATGATGAATGGCATCACAATGATGAAGGTGAATGGCGTTCAGCTGATAATATTCGTCAAAATATATTGCCACTCGTTAAAGAAAAATTTAAAGAACATCTTGATGAATACATTGATCGCCGAATCGAAACGTATATGAAGGTAAATAATGCGACTAAGTGATAGGTGGTTTGTAAGTTGGATTTGGCCAAGGTATGGCGAAATATTCGTATGGAATCGTACTAGATTCAATGGTGGTGGTTATATGTTTGGTGCAGCACCTTATACGTATTGGAGAATTGGTCCTATTTTTGTAAAGAGGTATATGTGATGACTGATGATGAAGCAGATATGTACTATGATAAATGGCTAGTTGCAAAAACAACTATCAAACGTCTCACCGAAGGACCAGGTGGAATCATGGAGATGAAGCAGACGATTGCCAACAAAGAAACAGAAATTGATCGGTTGCAAAAATATAAAGTTTTTGTTACAATGGTAGCAAATGAGCCATCGGAACTTAGTTACGAAAAGATTAAGAACCAACGTGATTCGTGGAAGAAGCTAGCAATTGAGTTACTTGATAAGTTAGAACCTGATACTGGATTTACTGATGAAGAGATAGGGCATAGGAATACTAAAAATGAACAAGCGTAAGTTGATTACTGATAGAAACAGTTTGTCTGTCAATACTAAATCTTCTTTTCTTACTGAAAAAAATATCAAGAACATTGAAAATCATTACAAGGCTACCTATGTTTTAGAAACATGCGCTAAGGATCGTAGTGGTGATTGGGCTAACTTTCCAGCAGCTATCTTCTATACGGAAACAGCTCATCCAGAAGGTTCAAACTATTTCGCTCTTTATATTGATGACACCAATCAGTTTATGATCGCTAATGGTTTATCAGCTGTTGATGGTGTAGTATTCCAAGGTTTAGAGGTTGAAGGTGTTGTGACATATTCTCGTTACCGTCATGATTATCGCGATGCTGGTAATGGTGCTTTCGTGGATGGCGGTAGAGATTATTTCCGCTATGGCGGTGATCAGTTCGAGGATTATAACATTGTAGACTTTGTAGTAACTGATGGTAAATTGGAGTTTGTTAAATGGTAATTGAAATTGATGATGAAACAATTGATAAAATTTTTCAAAACACCTTGATTCAAGATTATAAAGGTTTGTTGAAACAGAAAAATGATCTTACTGACAAGCTGAATAAAGAATCTTTAAAACAATTTGAACTTGAAGATCTAAATGATACTGATCATTGGATTAAAGGTATAGAGATCATGATGGAATATTACATTGGTCATAACTGGAAAGAAAAAACTTGACTAATGATCTAATATACGGTATAAATAATATATGCTGATGTCGATGACGAAAGCGAAATAGACATGCTGGACGGGGGTGCAATTCCCCCCGCCTCCACCACGGATACACTGGATAAGACCGCTGAGTCGTTCTTAACTGCTAGAGCCAATTAATTTGGGGCGTCGTAAGGACGGTGTATCTTTGATGGGGGCGAAATAGGATCGACAGGTGTGTTAAAGGCGGACCGAGACAGAAGCATAAATAAGTTATCTGCAAAAAAAGCACATAATGACAATATTAATTATTCCGCAATGAAAATTGCTGCTTAAAAGATAAGTCTGGGGTATGAGTTCCACCCTATCAAATAACGGACTCACTTTTCCTTTTTGCCCAATATTCTTTTTTCTTTAAAGACATCTTTTTTCTAGCTTCTAAATTATGTAAAGGTTTTTGATTTTCTTCAAATTTTTTATTAGCCCACCATAATTTTTTCTTTATAGATATTTTTTCTTTAGTTTCTAATGTGTATTGTTGAACTTTTGTAAGCCCTCTATTCCAACCACCAATGGAAGATTTGCCTTTATTAGTTCCTTTGCCATTTCCACCTACAGAGTTTTTCTTTACATTATAATATCTAACAGTACCATTTTTAACATTTTCTGATAATAATAATTCATTATCTTTTATCATATCTAAATATTTTTGTTCACATTCACGTAAATCATTAGTATCACTATACGTATATTCTAATACTCTAAATTTAAATGTATGTGGTCTTAATTTATAAGCTCTTTTCATAGGTTTATTTGAACAAATGTATTTGTCTTCAACTTTACCATAATGACCGCCAATATAATATAATTTTGCTTTGGTATCATACCAAATGTAAATATAACCAGTATACGATGAGGGATAAATAATCATGCTGTGTTCTCCTTTGTTGAGCATAGAGTCAGTGGATATTAGTAGTATCGCGACTGACACTTTATTTATAAAAAGGCAGCGTTATGAAAACTAAAGAACTCATCAATAAATTGTATGTCGCTGCTATTAAAGGTGACTCCCAAGAAGAGAAAAAGTTGTGGTTGAAGGTTCTTAAGAAAAGCCTTAAACACAAGAAAACTCACGCTGTCAAGTAATTGGTCACCTAGCTCAACTGGAAGAGCAAGAGATTTCTACTCTCTAGGTTAGGGGTTCGAGTCCCTTGGTGATCGCCATTTTTTGGAGGAAAGTATGGAAGATAATTATTCGGTAATGTGCCTTAAGAAAGCTGCTTTCGTTGATGAACTGAATAATTATCTAACACTACTTTCTCCTGATCCATCAAATGATGTCATTATCAAATATTTGCAATCACGTATTGCACAGCTTGATATTGCTATGAAAAAATATTAATAGGGGAGTAGCCAAGCGGTCAAGGCTCACTGCTCATAACAGTGCGATCGGGGGTTCAAATCCCTCCTCCCCTACCAATTTCACAAAGGATATATTATGAAGTTTGTTTTTGATTCTAACACGTTTAATTCTGAAATTGAAAAGATACGTAACCATGATGTAGATTATATTGATGCGATTACAACTTGGTGCGAGAAAAACAATCTTGATATTGAAGTGATTGCTAATATCATTAAGAAAGATCCAGTACTTAAATCTAAACTACAAGCTGATGCTGAAAATTTAAATTATTTGAAGGGTGGCGCGAAGCTGCCATTTTGAGGAGCGCAACATGCCATACGTAATTACAGATGTTTGGGTGGATGATCCAGATCTCGAAGACTTCGATGAGGATGAATTAATCAAAGAAATTGAAAGTCGTGGTTATAAAGTATTGAGTAATACTGGCAATAATGCGAATATTGGTGATCTTTACAACGATTATATGACTCTAAGCAAAGAATCATTTGATAAGAAGTTAAAGAAGTTTTTCCTTGAGACACTAGACGTATATGTGAGATGATGTCAGCATTTGAATGTTATAAAGAATATCTTGCACTGAAGAATCACTTCAGTAAACCATCTTATGATTATTTCAAATACAATGGTAAAAGTAAACTGTCTTATGACAAATTTGAAACTCGTAACGATAAATTGTTTTTTCAAAAACTAGCTAAACATCCAGATCCAAAAAACTTTCTTATTGCTAATTTAATTCAAAATGAAAAAGCATGGATTAAAGATATTGCATACAGCGAAGGTGCAAATAAGGTTTATCAGGAATGGTCCAAACGCATCCAGTCTTTAACTTATGTTATCAAAAATGATTTGGCTCATCTTTTTCCTGATTTTAACAGTAACTTTATTGCAACCACTGGCTCGCATCCTCACATTATTAAGTTGTATCTTAGTAATACTATATGCCTTGAAACTCTTATTGTTTTATCTGATTTGGTAAATTGTTTATCTTATTGGGATAAGAACATGGCGTATGATCCATTGTGGGAACAGTTATCAAATAAGATAAAGAAATACAAGCCATTTATTAATTACGATAAAGCAAAGATGTCTAAAACAGTGCTTGACTATTATGCTTGATTGTAGTAATATAAATAATGTTGAGCGTTATACGGCTCAATATAAGATCAATACTATTAATATTAACAATACGGAGAATACACATGAACTTTAATGAACTCAAGAAGAACTCAGGTCGTGCAGCACTCGATAAGCTCAATGCTGAATTGACAAAGCTCTCATCTAATCAAGGTAGCGATAAGAAGAACGATGATCGTTTTTGGTATCCTGCTGTTGACAAGGCTGGCAATGGTTATGCCGTTGTCCGTTTCCTCCCAGCACCGACTGGCGAAGATGTTCCTTTCATTCGTATGTTTGAACACGGTTTCAAGGGTCCAACAGGCTCTTGGTATATTGAAAACTCACTGACTACTATCGGTAAGACCGATCCCGTAGGTGAGCTCAATACGCAGCTTTGGAACTCTGGCATCGAATCAGATAAGGAAATTGCTCGTACTCAAAAGCGTAAGCTGAACTTTATTTCCAATATCTATGTTATTACGGATCAGCAAAATCCTGAGAACGAAGGTAAGGTATTCTTGTTCCGTTATGGCAAGAAGATCTGGGATAAGCTCAATGATCTTATGAATCCTCAGTTTCCTGGAGAAAAGCCAACTAACCCATTCGATCTTTGGGAAGGTGCTAATCTCAAGTTGAAGATTCGTAATGTCGATGGTTATCGTAATTACGACCGTTCTGAATTTTCAGCATCTGGTCCATTGTTTGATGATGATTCTGAAATGGAAGCA